AGAATTGTTCGCTTTAAGGACGATGACGTTGAAGGGGGTTATCGCTACGAGTTTGCTGAAGTCTTTTACAAGGAGGACGGTAGCCTCCTAGGTTATGCAGACCCGTTTATGTGGAGCGAAACAGTCGATGGCTTACAGGAGTTAACAGATAGGCTGACTGAAGCCACGACCAAACCTGTAATTGACCGAGAAGAATTTGGGCCATTGGAGGACGAGTCCGATGAAAGTGATAACGCCTGAGGAATTGGAATCAATGTTTTGGACTGTATACCGTCGTGGGGTAATCCATGGGGGTATGGTGGCAGTAGCGACCGCTACTGTCTGGCTTGTATGGAGATAACTATGAAGCGTTTGTTCGTACTTCGGTACGGTAAAGGTGGAGAACTAGTCAAAGGGGATGATGGCGTACCCCTGTACTTTGGCAACAAAGTAGAAGCCAAGAAAGTCAGGGACGTAGTGAAGGGAGCAGTAGTCTCCTTTGGCCCTGACCACGATAAGTTTATTAAACAGCATGGAGGTAAATGAAATGCGTCCGACACTACTTAAAGAGACTATCAAGACCCTATTCACCAAGCAGCGTACTTGCAGCATTGAAGGCCCCCCAGGTGGTGGCAAGACTACGCTTGTGGCTGATGCAGCCAAGGAGTTGGGTGTTGGCTATATCGAAAAGCACCTGCCCACTATGCTTGTCGAGGACTTCGGTGTTCCTGACATGATGACCAACAATGCTACGTTCGGGTACAAGTATCCGTCTTGGTTTCCTGCCAAGGGTAGCGAGCATGACGATGGGCGTGGTGGCATCTTGTGCTTTGATGATCGCAACCAAGCGAACGCTGATATCCAGAAAGTTATTGCCAATATCTGCCAAGCGCGGAATCTGCATGGCGTACCTATGGCTGACGGGTGGATGGTTGTATCTACTGGCAATCGCCAGAGTGATCGTGCAGGGGCTAATCGTGTGCTATCTCACCTGCGTAATCGTGAGACTGTGTATGAGTACGAGACTCACCTTGACGACTGGACTTCGTGGGCTATTGATCACGATGTTAAACCCGAGGTCATTTCGTTTATCCGCTTTCGTAGCAATCTGCTGCATGACTTTGACCCGCAGCGTGACCAGAATCCTACTCCACGTTCGTGGGTGGAGGGTGTCAGCGATGTAATGGGTCTTGTTCCTGCTGAAGCAGAGTACGAGACTTTCAAGGGTGCAGTTGGTGATGGCCCCGCAGCAGAGTTTACTGGCTATCTGCGTATCTATCGTAAGTTGCCTAACCCTGACGCTATCCTGCTGAATCCTGACAAGGGTGAAGTGCCGACCGATCCTGCAACCCTTTACGCACTCTCCGGCTCTCTGGCACAGCGTTGTACAGAGGCTAACTTCGATCGTGCTTGCACTTACTTTGAGCGTATGCCGCCAGAGTTCAGCGTGTTGAGTGTGTCGTATGCCATGCGACGTAACCCTGATCTTGCTAACACGCAAGCGTTTGTGAAGTGGTCGCTCAAGCATCAAGCCGTGTTGTTCTAACAGAGGAGTACAGACTATGAATCTGACAGACAGAGCATTATTGGTAACGCTCAACATTGGAGGTTGGGCAGGACGTAAGTTGGATAAGCGGGTGACACAGGACGTTGCCCGCTCCAACGGGGTGAGTGCTAGTGCAGGACGCTATAACAAGTCCCTGCTTCCTAACTGTGCCGTACTGGAGAACATCCACGGTATGGCAGGCGTTATCCGCAACGAGTTCTACGACAATACTTTACCGTGGGGTATTGAGGGTACGTTCATCCTGCCTACCAATAACTACTTGCGATTCACGCAGGACTTTAGGCGTAAGAAGTCTGACTGGTTTGGACTTGTCGATCAGTTCGTCAACGAGTATCCGCTGCTTAAACTCAAGGCAGAGCATGATCTTGGGCCGCTCTACTGTGACGCTGATTACCCTGCTGCTGATGATATGCGACATAAGTTCTACATGGACATGCACTTCTTTCCTGTGCCTTCAGCAGACTTCCGTGTGCAGATTGCCTCTGATGAACTGGCACGTATCCGCTTGGACGTTGAGGAGCAGGTCAAGAACGCACAAGCAGTTGCCATGAAGGACTTGTGGAATCGGGTGTATGCCAAGGTCGAGCATATTGCACAGAAGTTGGCTGATCCTAAAGCGATCTTCCGTGACAGCATGATCGACAATGCCCGCGACCTGTGTGAGTTGTTGCCGCGCCTTAATTTTAGCGATGACCCACAGTTGGAATCTTTGCGACAAGATATTGAGAGTAAGTTGCTCAAGAATCCTGAGACTCTGCGACTGCACCCAGAGATTCGCCGCGATACTGCGGCTGATGCTAAAGCAATTATGGATCGCATGTCAGCGATCATGGGAGGTATGTGATGGCTAGTATTGCATTTCCGAAAGGTGGTTGTGTTGTGGAGCCGGTAACACCGGCTCCGCTTACCCCTCAACGTGAGGCCAAGATTAAAATGCGACTGGCTAAAGCCAAGACTAACCTTGTGCTTGGTCATCCGTTCGTGGGTAGTATCGCACTCAATCTGCCGTATCAGATTGACCAGTCTATCCCGACTGCTGCGACCAATGGCAAGGTCATTAAGTTTAATCCTGACTTCGTTGAGTCTTTGAACGACGAGGAGTTGGTGTTCTTGGTAGCACACGAGTGCTTCCATCCCATGCTTGAGCATAACTTTAGGCGTGGTGAGCGTGATCACCGCAAGTGGAATCAAGCAGGCGATTACGTCATCAACCAACTGTTGAGCGACGAGAAGATTGGCAAGATGCCCAAGCAGGGACTACTCAACAAGGCCACCTATGATGCAGGTGGCGGTACTACCGATGGTATCTACGGCATCCTGCCTGATAACCCTGATGGCGATGATCCGCTTGATGACTGCGAGGACGGTGGCGGTACACCTGCTGAACGTGAGCAGCAAAAGGCAGAGTGGAAGGTCAAGGTCGCACAAGCAGCGCAAGCAGCCAAGATGATGGGCAAGTTGTCTGCCAATCTTGCAAGGCTAGTCGATGAGGTATTGCAGCCCAAGGTTGACTGGCGCGATGTGCTTCGTCGCTTTATCGAAAAGGCCAAGAACGACGAGCGTAGTTTTGCCCGTCCTAATCGGCGCTTCGTGCAGCAGGGATTGTATATGCCTACGATCAGCGGCGAGGTGATGGGTGAACTGGCGTTCTGTGTTGATATGTCAGGGTCTATTGATCAAAAGACTGCTGATCAGTTTGCTGCTGAGATGCGTGTAGTCTTTGAGGATTGCAAGCCCGCCAAGATTCACGTTATCTTTTTCAGTCACGAGGTGTGCGCTTACGATGTGATGGAGCGCGACGGTGAGTTTAAGTTTGAACCACGAGGTGGTGGTGGTACTGCGTTCAGCCCATGCTTTAAGTACATGGAGGAAAACAATATCACCCCTGTGGCTTGCGTGTTCTTGACCGACCTGTGCTGCGATGACTTCGGCCCTGCACCTGACTACCCCGTACTGTGGGTTAGCACAGAGAAGGGTGAAGCACCGTTCGGTGAAGTGGTACTGATGTGATTTCTATGGGAGGTAGCAGGGTGTGGCCGCCAGTAATGCTCGGCCTTCACCGGATGCCTAGAGTGAGCAAACCCAACTATCTCACCCTGTTATCTCCCGCCTTTTTATGAAAACCATAACGCTACCATCACGCACTAAGTTATTTGGATGGGATTACAACAAGACCACTCAACTGCGTATGACAGGTAAAGAGTGGCATAGGTACGCCAAGTGCGACACGTTTAAGACAGAGCGAGGTTCTGATTCTGCGTGGCGTAACGGGTGTGAAGTCTGGCTAGACGGAACTGACATTAACCAAAAGAGAGGTAATGACAATGGCGACAGTAAGATTTAGTGAAGACCTGTTACAGAAGATCAAGGACAACGCTAGTGATACTTTCGATACACGCGTTCGTAAGGCTTACGAGGTCGAGGAAGGTCTGGGTGATCGTATCTACGATCACGTATTCAAAGACTATTACGCAAGTATGAACGCGCTGCCTAAAGAGTTTATGGAGCAAGTGAGTAACATAACCATATCCCACTTTGGTGACGTACTAACTAACGTACAGTTGAATTTTGCAAGCCCCCGACCACTCCCCAAGGGCTACCATGCGGGGTTTAAGTTTCATTCCAGTTGGAACAATCAGCACGTTAAGTACTTGATGGATCACAATGATCCTTTTGACGTTGAACTGCATGCGTATTTCTTTAACCGACAGGCAGATATCAAAACCGTTGAGAGGCAGCGCGATGAGTTTGTCGGGTCAGTTCTTACGGTATGTGCGTCCTTCACAACGCTTGCACCTGCACTAAAGGCATGGCCCCCGCTCTGGGATTTGTTACCAGAAGGTACAAAGGGCCGTCACCTTGAGGTGTCCGAGCGCAAGTCTGCTGCTACAAGGGCAGAGAACTTGATGAAAGATGTTGACCTGTCAAGGATGACTGCAACTGTGGTCGCTACCAAGTTGGTGCGGTGATGAAAACTATAATCCATGTGAACCAACACAGAATCCGACGTAACTTAAAGCAGGGGTCGAAAGACCCCGTTCTTACGGTAAAGACCTACAACTCAAACCTGTATGCCCATGAGGTTGATATCCGTGGGCCATCTAGGATTGTCTACTCACCCGACAAACCGCTTTCTTGCGGAGCAAGGGTATGGATTGAGACTGAAGCAAGGGTGGATACACGATGAACGAGGAGGAAGATAACTCCGCTGCGCTACATGAGCAGCGACAACAAGAACTCCGACTCAAGGAAGAATTGGAGCGTGAGTTATACGGAGATAAGTTCAAGCAACTTGAACTTGAACTGGAAGATTTAATGCGTGACTTCTTTAGGAGAGACTAATGCCTTCCAATGTATACATGCAAGCAGAGATAACTTCATACGATGACGCTGTTAGGTTTTTTAGCAGGGCCAAATCCCCTGCTGCGGGCAGACCGTTCAAGTCATGGGGACGTATGTTTAAGGAGGGCAACGACTTTGTTATCAAGATTCAGTCGCAGCCTGTCTTGAAGATAACATCTGATAACAAAATATCCTTTGTCATTGACGGGCCGACCGGCAGAAACTATAGCAACACCTTGAGTTCTGGTATACACCGAGCCGTCCCCCTCCTGTGGGTGCGCGTAGGCAAGGGGCGCTATCGCGTGGGCCATACCAAAATACTGGATCAGATAACAAACAAACGCAGAGAGGAAAGCAAAGACAAGTGGACAAACCCTTGGCGCGTAGTGTACGAGGAAGGTCAGGAGTTGTACAAAGATATTACCTTTGACCTAATCACAGGCGAGTGTGTCAATCCACAAAGAGATTTGTTGAAGTCTGTTCAGCCCGAGGTGCGTACCGAGTGGCTACGCAAGTTGCGTAAGTTCAAACGTAATGTAAAACTACGGGCTAAACTTGGTGCTATCGACGGCATGATTGCTCAAATGAATAAGGAGAACAACAACTCTCCTTGGCATCATGTTCGTAGCAACAGACCCAACTGGCAAACCGATGAGTGGTTGGATAACATTGTGACTGCAATGAAAGACGAGACATGTCCGCCAGAATTGATGCGGGCATTTATCATATCTTCATTTCCGATGTGGGGTAACGCTACCCCCAATGGCGCTGAAGTTGTTAATACGGTTGAGGGTATCTTGACCGAGATGAGTATTGATTTGCGTAAAAAGTTTGGTGTGTTTGATCAATCAATAGGAGAGGCAGCATGACTAGCAAAGTCAAAGTTAGAAAGACCAAGCGTTCAACTATCGTTAAACTTCACAGCGAGGGCATGTCAGTAAAGGCTATTGCCAAGCAGGTGAAAGTTAAACCGAACTACGTTTACCATTCTCTGTGGATGGATCGTAAGAACAAATCGAAGGCAGCGAAAGCATCAAAGCCTTACCGTTCTCTGACTGAAGCGTTGATAGAAACAAAGAACGATATTGATACGGTGCTTAACAAAGACAGGTTCAAAAGTCCCGCGCATTATACGGTGGGTGGCATTGAAACCTGGGACTTCATCGAAGCAAAGGGTTTGAACTACAACCTTGGTAGTGTCGTTAAGTACATCAGCCGCGCTGACTACAAGGAGGATGACGTTGGCGACTTGAAGAAAGCCCGAGAGTTTCTTGATCGTGAGATCAATCGCCGTCAGGGAGCGGTCGACGCTTGGTAAAACTTATCCGCAGGTGGATTACCCACATGCGGTGGGAACTTCAACGGGAGTGGGGGCATGTCCCCCCTCCCAACTGGGCATGTAAACGTGGATGGAGGGACTATTGGTGAAGATAGATAACGACTCCCCCGCAGGATCATGGCGCAGGGAGTGGGATGCGAGATCGCATACCGCACAGGAATACATGGAGAAAATCCGTGAACTCCGCGAACGCAACAGGGAATACTTGCGTGATATCGAAGCGTTAAAACGTACCGTTGAAGCACTCAAGGAAGAACTTGCTTTGGTTGACCGTCTTATTTACAGGAGCAATCGACATGAGACTGAGTGAATACAAGTACGACCGTATGCATGAAGAAATAACCATGCTTAAGAATCAAATTACCAAAATGGAAATAGAAAACGACAAAAAAGAAGCAGAAGATTGGATGTTTGTTATCTTAAGTTTTTTACTTGGGACTAGCATGGGTATTGCTCTTGTTATTTTGGTGCAAGCAAATGCTTAATCACGATGAAACTGTGATGGCCTCGCACTTGGTACGCGAACTGCGTGGATGGGCCGTGAACGAAATGAAAGCAGGCATGGCAGAGTGCCTACTAGAAAGCGCAGCAATCCTTGAGAAATTTATAGAGGAACGCACACAGATGGAGCAATACATTTCAGAACGCGAGTGGCTGCACCGTGAAGGGTAAGATGGATGTAGTTACCATCGACTTTGAAACTTACTACGACAAGGACTACAGTCTGAAGAAGATGACGACGGAAGCGTACATTCGCAATCCGTTGTTCGAAGTCATTGGCGTTGGAGTTAAGATCAACGACGGCCCTACCGATTGGTATTCGGGGTCTAACCCTAAGTCTTTTCTGTCATCGTTCGATTACAGTAAGGCAGCAATCCTCTGCCATAACACAGCGTTCGATGGTGCGATCCTGTCATGGAAGTACGGGATCAAGCCTAGACTTTGGCTCGACACTTTAA